TTCATCCTCACGCCCGAGCAGGTGACGTTCCTCGTCTACCACTACGCGCTGACTCTGGAGGGCAAGTGGCGCTATCCCCGCGGAAGCCAGCTGATGCGACCGCAGAAGTGGGGAAAGGGTCCGCTCGTCGCCGCGATCTGCTGCGTCGAGGCGGCGGGTCCGGTCCTGTTCGACGGCTGGGACGCGAAGGGCGAGCCGGTCGGCCGAGCGTGGGCGACACCGCACATTCAGGTGACCGCGGGCAGTGAGGACCAGACGGCGAACACCTGGCGCGCGCTGCAGCCGATGATCGAGCTGGGCCCGCTCGGCGAGGCCTTCATCCCGGACACCGGGCTGACGCGAATCAACCTACCCGGAGGTGGTCTCATTGAGCCCGTCACCGCGTCAGCCCGGTCACGACTCGGGCAGCGCATCACGTTCGCCGTCCAGGACGAAACCCACAGCTGGAACCGGTCGAACCACGGGCTCCAGCTGGCCGACAACCAGCGACGAAATCTGGCAGGTGTGGGTGGTCGATTCGTCGAGACCACTAACGCCTTCGATCCCGTCGAGCAGTCTGTCGCCCAGCGCACGCAGTCCGAGCCCGGGGTCTACATCGACGACGTCGACGGCGGCCCGGGCAGCATCCGCAACAAGGCCGAACGCCGGAAGGTGATGCGCAAAGCCTACGGTGACTCGCTCATCACCAAGGGCGGCTGGGTCGACCTGGACCGCATCGACGCCGAGGTGGAGGCGCTGCTCGAGCATGACCCCGCCCAGGCCGAGCGGTTCTTCCTCAACCGCAAGCTCGCGCAGGAAGGCGCCGCGTTCGACATCGAGCACGTCAAGACGCTCGTCAAGCCCCGCCGGCAACTCCCCGAGCAGTCCGTCATCACGCTCGGCGTGGACGGCGCCCGCCACAACGACAGCCTCGCCGTCGTCGGGACCGACGTCCGGACCGGCTACCAGTGGCTCGTCGCTCTCGTCGAACGTCCCGAGTACGCGCCGGCGGACTACGAGCATGACCTCAGCAGGATCGACGGGCCCGTCAGCGAACTGATCGAGAACGACCGCTACGTCGTGTGGCGGGCGTACTGCGACGATCAGCACATCCGTCATCTCGTCGACTCGTGGCAGAACCGGTTTGGCGAGAAACGGTTCGTGACGTGGCACACGAACCGCGACAAGCAGATGGCGTGGGCGACCCGCCGTTACGAGGAAGCCATCAGCGCCGGCGATGTCAGCTTCGACGGCAACCCCCGCTTCATGGAGCACTTGCGCAACGCGCGCAAGCGGATGGTCACCGCGCTCGACGACAAGGAACGGCAGATGCACGTCCTGTCCAAGAGCAGCATCACGTCGCCGCACAAGATCGACGCTGCCGCCGCCGCGGTGCTCTCGTGGGAAGCGCGGTCGGACGCGCTGGCGAAGGGGGCGGTGTCGTTGACGGAGGTTCCGCCGGAGCCGGCGGTGAAGCCACCTCCGGTGTATCAGGCAAACTATGCGCCACCGATAGTTGCGCCCGTCGGGGCGTGGTCGGGCGGCATGAGCGACATGGAGTAACCACCAACAAGGGAGGCCTCATGGCCGGCAGCACCAGCACGAGCCAGAGCTCGGGCAGCAAGAGCGGCGGCGAGAAGGCCTCCGCGCAGACCAAGACCGACAAGGCCCTCAAGGACGAACGCGACGTCGGCGAGCCCGGCGTCGAGACCGCTGACGACGGCACCGAATACCCCACCACCCAGGCCCCGCCGCCCAAGCAGGAGACCGTCGACAAGGTCACCTACCGTGACCCGCGGCCCCTCGACTGGCCGCAGAAGGCCGACCGCGCCGTCCTTATCGGCGCCGTCCACAGCGTGGACGCGGACGACGACGGCGGCGAGAAGAAGGGCTACGTGTACGCCGGCCAGGTCCGCGAGGACGAGGAGCTCGAGCTGGGCGGCGAGGCGGTCGAGACCGCGCAGGTCGTCGCCGGCGGCGGACAGCTCAACGTGATCGTCAACGGCAAGACGCTGAACTTCGGCCCGCTCGCCGGACCGATCTCGGCGGATCTGCTGCGCGGTCTCGAGTACAACGCCAACAGCTGATGGCGACCCGTCCCGTCTACGAGACCGTCGTCCCGGGCTTCCTGTCCTGCGTGGACCCGACCTGCCCCGGCTACGAACAGCAGCCGGTGGACGTCATCCGCGAGCGCATCGAGCTCTCGTACGCCGAGCTCGGCGGTGACGGCAGCCTCCCGTCGACCGCCATCGAACGCGAGTCGGTCTACATCCGGCAGACCGACAAGCCGTGCGAGCACTGCGGCAAGCCGGTCATCCTCTCCGACCAGGAGCGGCCCGAGTACCCGCGGATCAGCGGTCAGGACCCGCTCGCCCTGCTGGACACCAACTTCCAGCAGCGCAAGATCCACGACGTGGAGGTCGCGAGCCTCACCCGCGACAAGGAGATGGCGGAGATGCGTGCCGCCATGGCCGAGATGCAGAACGAGCTCATGCGCCGCAGGGGCGGTCGGCCGCGCAAGGACGATGGCGACGTCGAGTAACGACATCCAGGTCGGCACGGTCAAGACGTGGTCTCCGTACGACAACGTGCCGACGTATCAGTGGCAGCAGTGGCCGACCTACTCGTACAACGTCGTGCAGGCGCCCACCGACTACGCCAACGAGATCGAGATTGAGCGTCGTGAACATGACGCGGTGCTGACGTTCTGGCGCAACGGGCCGAAGAACGCCAAGCAGCGCATCGCGCAGATCACGGTGCCGCTCTCGGTGCTGGAGCAGATGTCGGACGCATGATTGAACTGGCGGTCATCTGCGGACTGCTTGTCGCGCTCAACGCGTGGCAGGCAGTCGACCGCCGCCACGAGCGGCAGGAGGTCGCAGTCGAGCGCCGCGACCTCCTCCGCCGCATCTCAGCACCGCAGGTCGCAGCCGTCATGGACTACAACGACACCGTCCCGCCCAGCCCGCCGGCCATCGACATGACCGACGGACCCACCGGCGACGAGTCCTACTGGCTGAGCCGCGAGGAACTCGCCGAGAAGGCCGCCGCCATGGAGCTCGAGGGTGGCTGACCAGACCACCCGCACCGGCTCGTACGCGGACGTCCAGACCCGCGAAGACGCCGCCCGCCTCCCCCTCGACCCCAACATCCAACGGGCCATCGACCGCGCCCGCAAACAAGTCCAGAAGAACGCCAGCCGCCGACGCTTGTGTATCCGCATGGAACGCGGCGACAGCTTCAGCTACCTCGACTACGAGGACAACCTCCAGTCGATGGCGCTCGCCACCAACCCGCGTGGTGGAGGTAAGCCGCCGCACCGGATCCGCAACCGCTACAACTACATCCGGCCGATCATCGAGGAGAAGGTCTCCGCCGCCACCCAGCGCGTCCCCGGCTACGAGATCGACCCGTCCACCGCGGACCCCGAGGACGCCGGCGCCGCCGTCCTCGCCTCGAAGGTCGCGATCTACGGCTACGACCAGTGGCGTCTCCGCTCGGCCACCATCGACGCCGTCAAGACCGCCATCGGCCTCGGCGGCAGCGCCTACCTCCTCCCCTACTTCGAGCGCGACGTCGGCCCGTACACGGAGGTCGACGGCGAATACGTCGGCCGCGGCGACATCCGCGTCAAGGTCTTCGGCGGCAACGAGGTCGGATGGGCGCCCGGCACCGAGTTCGACTACAGCCCGTACTGGTGCGTGTGGCAGGCCCTCCCGGTCGACGACATCAAGAAGTTCCCCGGCTTCACCGGCGGCGCCATCGCTCCCGACGCGTCCTCCTCGGACATCCCCAACGATGTCGACAAGGACTCCAACCTCGCGATCGTCTGCGACTACTACGAGCGTCCGTGCCCCAAATGGCCGGAGGGCCGGTGGATCACGCTCTGCAACGGACGGGTCATCGTCGACAACCGCAAGCTCGACCCGACCAGCGAATACGCGTGGCAGGACTATCCGCTCCGGGACCCCGACAACAACGTCGTCGACGAATGCCTGCTGCACCGGCTCGTCTACACCCACGACCCCGACGACGACGACGACCTCGGCCTCACGTGGCAGCTCATCGACTACCAACGGTCGGTGCAGGACTGCGACAACAAGATGCTCGAGTACAAGAACCGCGG